CTCCCGTGATGGCCTCGACTGGCAAAGAACCCATGCGACCGCTCAGAAGCCAATCTACGGTATTCCTGAGCTATCCGAGAGCGGTAAGCTGGTAAACTTTAGGCAATCTTCTTTGGAGGAGGCTATTGTCCACTGTTTTGAGAGGCCCCGAGAGGGATACCATTACCTAATAAGCGCAGACTTGATGACCGGGCAGTCACAAGTTGGAGGCAAAGATCCCGATTGCCATTCGGTTTTGGTTTGGAGAAAAGGTTTTTTTGATCGTGATCGCGGGTGGGTTCCGCCGTCTATGGTTGCAAGATTAAAGCCTGAGTGCAGGTGGGATATAGATGTTTTGGCAGAGTGGACATACAGGCTGGCCCACTGGTATGGGAAGTGCCTTCTAGTGTCTGAGATAAACTGCGACCGGGGGTTTGTGGAGCTTATCAGGGCCAAAGGAGACATCCCCATTTACCAAAGGGAGATATTCAACCATGTGAACCAAAAGAGGTCCAAGGCCTTTGGGTGGCACACTTCCAGTTCCACAAGATTGCAAATTGAGGAAACAATGGCCCGAAGCGTCAGGGGATACGGGGAAGACGGAGGGGGTGTTCACCTCAACTGCTTACACCTTGTCTCAGAATGCGAGACGTTTTGTGTGAATGACAAGGGGAAGGCTGAGGCCTTGAGGGGGGCCCACGATGATGACGTAATGTCTGCGGGAATTGGGCTATGCGTTATCGAACAGGCTACCAGATACAGAAACAGGTATGACGACATCCCCCTGCCGCGTGACCTGAAAAAAATAGAAAATAGGCGAAAAAGAGGCATTGCCACTGGACACCTTGGAAGAAGGGGATTCTACTGAATACGTCGATTTGATCGACACACCTCAGAAACGTGTCGATATCTTCATAGGAAATCGACTTGCTGTCCACAGCCAACCCCTCGGAGAGTTGCAACTCCGGGGGGTTTTGCTATGATTGGGAACGTGCCGTGAACATCCCCAAAGGCGTAACAATTGCAGGAGTTTTCGTTAAAATCATTAGGGAGGACCTTAGAGATGAGGACCACCACCCTAAGGGGTATTTTGGCTATTACTCCCATGAGCGCAGGGTCATAGCGATTGACAAGGGGCTAACCCCTGCTGCGGCTCGGGATACAATTCGGCACGAAATGATCCACGCCGCTTTGGCCATGTCTGGTCTGGATCATCTTGAGCATTTTGAGGAGGAGGCAGTCGTGCGGTGCATGGAGGAAATCTTTTTCCCGGCCTACGAAAGGTTCTTGCGTAACCTAAACAGGAAATAAAGTGCCTAATCGCATCTTGCAAACTTGCAAAAAGTCTCCATAATACACAGGTTATGCCAATGGTAGGAAAAAAGAAATTCCCTTACACTGAAGCAGGGAAGAAAGCAGCAGCAGCCGCCAGTTCCGCGCCAATCGAGGGAGGCGACGCGCTCAACCCAAAAGAGGCGAGTCGAAGACGGTTTCGCTCTCCAGTGGAGAATACGGGGCCCAAAACCAAGGCTGTTCGTGGCCGCCGTAAAGCCTCATACACGCCTCCTGCTGAGACCCTAGTGCCTGCGTGGAAAAAGCGTGAGGCTAGGCGAGACCGGATGGCTGAGAAGAGACGGCGGAGGTGACTAGGGTGCCCAATAAGGCTAAAAAGTTTGACCCGGAGGGTCCTCGATACGATTACGAGGGCGCTCGCAAGGCTGGTCTAAAACCCGACAAGGGCGGCCACTGGCCAAGCCGGGACCCCAAGTCCGGGGTAATCTTTAAGGGTGCGGGTCACAGGACGTTCCACAAAACCCAAGCGGGAGAGCTTGGGGCGGGGAATGAAACCTATAAAAGCGAGGATGGGAGATATCGCACAAGGCCAATCAAATATAGGTCCCTCCCTAAAAGGGAAACCCCTCCAATTTCTCCCCCAGTAGTAAACGCGGGCCCAGTTGCAAAGACACCCTTTACTAGGCCCCTTAAACCCAAAAGGAGATAATGCCAAAGCTAGGACAATTTAAGCCCGGGGCAAAGGCTGATTCGATAAGGCAAAGGGCCTACAATTCCCGTCCTGAGCAAAAGAAGCGCAGGGGCCAGAGAAATGGAGCGAGAAGAGCCGCTATAAGGATTCACGGGAAGCGTTCCCTCCGGGGCAAAGAGGTCGATCATGTCGGAGCCAGCACAACAGGTAGCTTGGATAACACCAAGACAAGGATCATTAGCAAAAGACTCAACAGGTCACTGGGCGGCAAAAAGTCCAAATAGTTCTTAGCAGGACTGGCATTAAGAAGCCCCGGCCCCCATTCGTGGGAGTCGGGGCCTCTTTATAAGGGGTGGGGGAGGATTGACTCTTGCTGAAGCACGCAATCGACCCCCTGCTGTCCAAGTTGAAGCTATTTAGAATGTTGCAATTCCGCAAGCTCTACTTGGAAGAGTTCGATGATCGTTTCTTCTTCCCGAAAATGCCTGACACGTTCTGCAACTGCGAGGACTTCAAGATGTTCGGGGGAATCATCTTCAAACATTCCGATTTGTCGAAGTCCGTCCAGATAGTGCTTTGAGGCGGCTCCCAATCCATCGTAGTCGCGGGATCGGACGGTTCTGACGGTAACGATTGCAATAGTGCGGCATACTGGCTTTGCCTTGCTTTGAACTCTTTTCCTACGCTTCGGTTTGTCTTTAGCAGGTTTAGGGTCGGCCCCACCTGCGGTATCACCACATGCGCTACCTTTTTTGCGCCAGACTCCATCAGAGCCCTTCTCAAAACCCTTGCTGTGTAAGAGGTCATACGCCTCCTCCCTGCTTCCTTTCATTTGAGGGGACCTTTCTTTTTTCCCTGTTGTAAAGAGGCACAATTGACCTGCGACCGTGCTTTGTTTTCTGTAGATACCCTTTTCTTTCAAGGGCGGCTACGACATTGCTGGCAGAGTTCGTCCAGTGCCACCCCATATGATTCATGATCTCCCTGAGGGTGGGAGATGCCCCGTTGCTTATGTAGTTGTGGACAATAAAGCATAGAGACGCATCTTGCGTTGATGTCAAATCCGGAAGCATGATGTTCATCTCGTCTTCGGGAAGATGATCTACCATGTATTGCGTCAGCAGCTTGTCGCAATTTTCAATCGTCTTTTCTGCTGCGGACCTTTGTTGCAAAACAAACTTTACCGCTGGATTGTTTTGAATATCTGCTGGGACGTTGGGTGACTTATTCATTTCTAGGCAGCAATTAGGGATTCCCTGAATGACGTTGTGTCGTTTGCAAAAGAAAGCAAAACTTCCCCGCAAGCCCCGCTTCTATTTTTGGCCACGATGGCATGGGCCTCGCTTGCGTTTTTGCTCATGTCTCGATGCAGTAGAATCACGCAATCAGCGTCCTGCTCTAGGTCACCGGATTCCTTCAGGCTTTCCAAGTTGGGCTTAGGGATCTCCGTAGATCCACTGCTGCTGTTATAGGCGTTTCCGGTTCTCCGGAGCTGGGCCAACGCTATGACCGGGACACCAAGCTCCTTGGACATAGCTTTCAGGGCTCCGCTAACCTCTCCGACCTCCTCTCTTTTGGACATCCTGCTCTTGGGCTCGACCCCTTTAACTAGCTGAATGTAATCAACTATGACGCATCCAACCCCGTCTTTAGATACGGCTCGTCGGGCGCGAGACCTCAAAAGGTCAATGTTGATCCTATCTGTGTCGTCAATCCATACGGGCCAGTCTTTCATTGCTTTGATCCCGTGCCTCAGGTCGTCCAGCTCTGATTTTATCAAGGCCCCTTGCAGGGACTTGGTGGGGTTCACTCCTGAAAGGGTTGCAAGAAGCCTTTGCTTTAATTGCAAATCGGACATCTCGCAGGAAAAGAATATCGACCCGATTCCTTGCTTTGCGAGGTTGACGACAATGTCTCCAGCAAAGGCGGTTTTGCCAACGCTTGGCCTTGCTCCGATCAGATATAGCTTGGACGATTGCAGGCCGTCCACCAGACCCTCAAGTTTGTGAAAGCCAAAAGGGGTTCCTTTTATCTGGTTGGGGTTCTTGGCCCTCCAAGCGATGTCTTCTACTAGGTCGTTTAGGTCCCCGATGTGAGACACCCCTCCCGACAGGGTCTTCCCTTGGAGAATGGCCCGAGATCGGCTTGTAGCGGCCTCTAGGGCCTCAATGGGGGTCAGAGCTGGATCTTTCCCCTCGGTGGCGTCAGAAAAGGCCTGAGAGGCTGCTGTGGCGACCTCTCTCCGGGCCGCGACCTCTCTCAGGGCTGTGGCCAGCTTTCGAGAGCTTACAGGGGGGATGATTGGGGCCAGCTTGCCAAAAAGGTCGCGGACTCTTTCCGGGGACCCGTGGACCCTTAGCGCCTCATCTGTCAAGGGCTCTCCTTGGGAGGCCAAATCGTAGAGGGCTTCAGCAAGCTCCTTTCTCTCTGCGGTTAGGGAGTCGATAACATCGTGTTCCTCGGAAAGAATTTTAGGGTTATTGCAAATGTGACTTATGAACCCCTCCTCGGATTGCAGGTCGTAAAGGGTGTCTCTGGCTTTCTTCTTTGTGCTGCTCATTGTTGTTGTTGTTGTTTTTCAATTCTTGATCGGGCTGTAACTGTCAGCCCATCCCCCCTTGGTATTTTTCCCAAAGGGTCTTCTGGGAGCCTCTGCCTTCTGATTAGCTCTGCCTCAATGTTGTAAATCCAAGTTGCAACATCCTTGGACGGGATGTTGTTTTCCTTGTAAAAGGATTGAACCCCTCCGGATGCATATGCTGCATTTCGTATCCTGTAATAGGAAATTAGCCGCTCTTGCAGGGCCGCGACCCCTTCGTTTCTTATTCTTTCAACGCCAAAGTGTTCCTGTAGCTCCTTCATACACGAGACAAACCTCTCCCTGCTCCACGAGTCGGGCTTTTCCGAAACAGCTACAAGCATTGCGTCCCTAGCGTTGTTAAATTGTATTTTGTCGCCCGGGTCTTCCGGTTGGGAAAAAAGAGCAGCCTCGGTCAAATATGTGTGAGGTATTGGCAACTGCCTGATGGGAGCGGGAATCTTTTGAACAACTATGGGCCACTTGGCCAACGTCTTGGTAGTCCACTTGAACCCGTTCTCTCTTTTGAGAAGCCCAAGCTCCTCAATCGCCTCCTCGATAGACAGGTCCCTTGTGTCCCGGGCCATGTAGTCCAAGATGATTTCGCCTATCCACAAAAGAATTTCCTTATTCTGCCTGTGCTGGGCCTCAACAAGCCAAGCTAGGTTGTCGCAAACATTTTTTAGATCCGATTTTGCAATGTTGGCCCCAAGCTCCAGTTGCCCCGTGTTCTCGTCTATGGAAGCGTTGATTGAGTAATTGGCCACATATGAGTTCATCTGGGAGAAAAACTGTTGCAGCCATTCTGGTCTAGAATGCGAGAGAGTGGCTCTCATGGATGCAACGAAGTTCGTGCTGTCAAGGTCTATCACGCTGTCGTCGTCTTCCGCGTCTCGATCCATGTATAGCTTCTTCTGCTCAAGATCGAAGGCGAGGGGCTGGTCTGCTGGCGCGTTAGAGAGTTTGAAATATGTGTCCATTGCTTTCTTTAGGCTCCCCGGCGGCAGCAGAGGGATTGCCACCACCGGGGTTACCATTGTCTGTTGCTATTTATCCGTTGCGTCCCGCCTGCTCGGTTACTTGTTCCCTCCAATACAGGGGGGCCCCAACGAAGAATTTCTCCACACAGTCTCCCATCTTCTCCTTGTGGTGGTCATAAACCGCATTCACAGCATCGTCATCTGCGTTAGCGGTAGACCTCAGCTCGTCGTAAGCCACATCCCACAAACCCCTCTCGTCCATTAGGCGATCAAGGTCCGCAAGAACCTGTTGAGCCTTGGGGCTCAGGTTTTCATCCTCTTCCAGCTTGGCGTGACCTTTCATGCAACGCTGGATAAGGGTTGCGTCATCCATTTCTGGAGACTCCTTTTTCTCCTCAGGAGGGGCCTTTGGCTTCTCGGCCTCCCTTATGGTGTAAAGTTCCAGTTTTGCATGCAGAAACAGATTTGTTGCAATAACCCTGTGGTTTTCCGGGGTCCGTAGCTCGGGTCTTTCTTTCAGCAACTCATCTGCCCTGTCTAAGCAGATAGCAAACCCTCTGGCCGCAAGATCAATGCTGTCATCAAACGAGGTGCGGGTGCGCCCGGGGTTGGCCGGGGCATGGCTGGCTGCCTTAATTGCAACAGGCTTATCCTCCTCGCTGTTCGTCGCCCTCACCCCGGGATCTCCCCCCGGAGGGAGGACGCGCATGGTCGCCTCGGGGTAGACCTTGACCACCACCGAGTCATACTGGCTTCCTTTCTTTTGCCACCTATTGATGACCAGTCCGCGCTTCTCCCCCTTGTCATTGGTTCCCGCCGTGAGGGTTATCTCTTGCCCCTCAATGGAGTCTAGGATGTGCATGGGGGACTTCATCAAGGTTACCATCACCTTGGTTCCGTTCCCGTCAGCGACTAGGATTGACTGTCTGTGCTGCTGCCACTTCAGGTCGTTTTCATTCTGGTCTGCGGGGGGATACTGCTTATCCACGACCCCTCGCAGGGAATCAATGGCCGTCTTGTCCGGGCTGTCTTTGATCTCTTTCAGGTTCATGCTTCTTCTTTGTTGTTGTTGTTGTTTGTCTCTTTGAGAGGGTCGTAGTTCTTCATCCAAGTCCACACCTTGTGAAGGCAGGTAAACGCTTCCCATGCCTTGTCCACATCGTCCTTGTGATGGATAACAAGCTCGGAGGACCACACCCCGTTTTCCCCCGCGTTGGGAGAGGTGTTAAGTAAGAGGTTTGCAACGGGGACCTTGGAGGTGTTCCAGTTGTCCATATCCAAACCAACTGTCTGAGGAATAGCGTTAAGGTATGCGGCGAGTTGCAATAGGTCCGTTTCGTAGATCGGAGCCTTTTTTGCCTCGGACCCACGGGACTTAATATCAACCACGGCGAGCTGGTGCTTGCCTTCAGTGTATCCGTATCCGGCTGCGTTGAGCATCTCTTGCACTCTCTTAACTCCGGTGTCCAGCCACACCAAGGCATCACAAGTTCCTGCGTAGCCCATGTTGTGAGCGACATAAAACTCCGAAAACTCCTTATCTGTCTTCCTTTTTGCCGGGGTGAGGCCGTTGATCACGTTGACCATGGGCTCGCAGATGGAGAGAAGGTTCCTGCCCTCAACAACCTCAAAGGCTAAAGACCCGGGGTCTTCCCCCGTCAGTATTTTGGCGGCGTATTCGTGAATACTGCTACCAAGTCGAGCAGCAGAACTTGCGTGTTCCTTTGAGTCGCCCACGATTCTGCGAGCAAACTCGTCTTCGCTTTCCCCATCAATGCGGGGCAGGGTCAAAGATGCGAGAATGGCCTGATTTATCTTGTAGGCCTCAAGGAATTCCTTGTGGAGGATTGAGAGGACGTTTGTAACAGAGGGGAAGGCCCCTACCTTTCTGGCGTCTCTCAGGGTTGTCTTCCGGGTTTCTCCGTCTTTTCCTCGCTTCCCCGCGTAGGGGACAGAGTGAAAAGCGGTGACCTTTTTGTCGTCCACCTTATACCAGTGGCTCGCGCTGTTAGGCCTTACTATGTTGGTTGTTGTTTTGCTCATGATGGTTGTTTAGTCGATGTAGTTTCTGTGGTGATTCTGTCAAGCTCTTGATTGGCGTAACGCGCAAATCGTGTGGGCCATTTTACGAGGCAGTCCCCGATATCCATTCCGTCCGGCACGTTGCTGCCGACCCCTTCGTGAACTTTGGAGTTTGTGGCGTGAGTTGCAACATGCTCTTGCAATTTCACTGTGGCTTTCCGCCCAGCCTCGTCACTATCCATCCAGACGCCGATATCTTTGTAGCTGCAAGAGTAGTGAATGACTTTGGGGCTGGGGAGTATTCCTGCTCCTGTTACGCCCAAGGCGGGTATGGACATGCTTAGAAGAGACAGGGTGTCTGATTCTCCCTCGGTGAGGATTGCGGCACACCCAGACCCGTGGAGCATTAGTTGTTCTCCAAACAAATGCTCTTGCGCTTTCCCGTGCCACCACACGGTTTTATGAGACGAGTCAGATGCAAGCCTCAGTTTGCAAGCCTTCCCGAAATGACTGTTCTCAAACATCCAAGCAATTGCCGGGCGTCCCAAGCTCTTGTCGTCAAGGACTCCGACCAGACCGTGCCTTATCATTGCTTCAATAAACTCCTTGGTGAGGTTCTTGCTCTCACAGAACTTGGACAAAATGCTTTCCGGGTCTCTCAGGGACATGTGGGCGGCGTCTTGCATTTCTGCTACGCGGCCATCGGTATAATCACCCAGCATGTCCTTCATCTTGGATGACCCCCCTCCGGAGGGAGAGAGACGGGATCTTGGGGCTGGGGGGACGGACAAACGCGGGGGGAGGTCTGATGGTGCGAGACCCGCCAGTTTTCCGCATCCGACTATGGCCTCATGCGTGTTGCAACCAGCAAGCGTCTGGTAAAGACCAATCACATCGAAGCTATCATCCGTGCTGTGATCCTTGGCCATGGCCCCATCGGCAAAGATGGAGAAGCTGGGGTGGCGCTCGTCTCTAAGGGGGGATTTGATTGCTTTGCAAGTTTCCGGGCAGTCGTGCCCAAAGTGGTGCAAGACGTTCCAGATTTTGACGCGGTCCTTGATATCCGCGATGTCGTAATGGCTTGGCGGGGT